GCCGCCGACAACAAGGCGGTGCTTGACGCATTCAACGCTTCAGGCGGCAAAATCACCCGCGCTGAACTCCGTCGCGCAACTGGCATCGATAACGATGCACGTCTTGATGCAGCCCGCACTCGGCTGAAGACTGCTGGCACCCCCATCCCGCTAACCACGCCACGCATGACGCCACAAGAGCGACAAGAGCGTAGGCAGGAGCGTATTGAGGAGGAGCAACGTAGAAGGCAGGAAGAAGAGTTAACTGCGGGCGGCGAGTCGGTTTTCACCGAAGAACCTGCAACGCCTCAACCAAGCCAGCCAAAAGCTGGCGCTTTGCTTGCCAAGAACGTTGAACAGCTAGTAGCCAACCTGACCAAGGGTTGGAAGAACGCCCCGCGTATCATCGTGGTTCAATCTATCAAAGAGCTTCCCGGCGACCTCAAGAACATTCCGGAAGACACGGCTGGCCTTCTTACCGAGGAAGGCGATGTCATCATCATCGCTGATAACGCTACCAGCGAAAGCTCAGTAAAGGGTACGTTGTTTCACGAGTCACTGGGACACTTCGGTCTTCGTGCGCGGTACGGCAAGGGGCTGAACGCCCTGCTTCTGGACATGTACAACAAGCATGTTGGGCTGCGTAAAGCAGTAGATGCATGGCTCAAGGCTAACCCGGATACGTACGCAAAGCTGTCCAAAGAGAAGCAGATCGCCAACGCGATGGAAGAAGTCTTCGCTGAGTACGCTGAGCAGGACAAGAAGAACATCTGGGTCATGCAAGCGCTTCAGCGCATCGCTGCCTACATCCGCAGCTTCCTCCGTGACATGGGTCTGCTCAAGAACTACTCAGCCAGCGACATCATGGAGGTCGTGCGTCAGTCCCGCGAGTCTGTCACGGAAGGCAAGAACGTTGCTCCCGAAATGCGACTTGCTGACTCGGTCCTCTTCCAGCGCAAGACTAACGTCCTGCCCATGTCGTACTTCGGCAAAAAGACTGGTACCAAACCGAGTGGATCTAACCCCGGCGCTATATATGAAAATGTAAACGGCGAGAAGTGGCTGCTGAAAGGCAACATCGCCTATAGCTATGGGAAGGTTAACAAGACGGAAAGCGATGACCGCGCCAAGAACGAAGTGCTGGCGTCCAAACTGTATCGCGCAGTGGGCTTGAATATGCCTGAGATGCAGCTGGTCAATCTTAACGGTGAGTACGAGTCAGCGCCAAACGGGCTTGGTGTTGCTAGTACGTGGTTAAATGAACTCAAAGACTTCAATCCAGATAATGTATTTCACAGACAAGGTGCTTGGAACTACTACGCGGTTAGTGCGTGGCTCGGTAACTACGATGTTATTGGCTCGGGGTTTGAAAACTTAAAGGTTGATTCTAGCGGGGATGTTTGGCACATCGATCCGGGTGGTTCATTGTTGTTCCGCGCGCAAGGCTTGCTGAAAGACCAGCAGTACGGCGTCGGTTCTGACGGTATGCTTAGCCCCGACGTTCCCGAATGGGAGTCAATGCGTTCAACCAACGTGGAGCAGCAGAAAGTATTTGGTAGTGCGCCAAATTATGATCTAGAGGGTTCCGCTTACTACCTTAATAATATCTCTCCAAATCAGATTAAGGATATCGTATCGCTTTACGCGCAGGGTGACGCTGACTTCAAGAAGCGCCTTGCTGAGAACCTGATTGCCCGCCGTGAAGCAATCATACAAAAAGCTGGGATTAAGGATATTCATGCCAAGGCTACGGCTAAGCCCAAGGCTAAGAACAAAACTAAGGTTACGCCCAAGAAGAAAACGGCTGAACATTTTTACCCTGACGATAATGGCAACCCCGTCACTATCAATAACCCCTCAACTACTCTGCTTGACGACCTTGACGACCCAAATGGGTGGGCGACTTGGGCAGCACAGGATGCTACTGACCCAGATATAAACAGCGGCTATCCCGTAATCAACCTCAATGGTACTAAATTTAGCGAAACTATTATTGATGATCCGGGTGCCTTCTTTCATAACTTAGACGATATCGACGAAGCTAAATACCTTAAAAATTTAGGCGAGCCTGAGTTTAAACCAAAGGCGGGGCTTAAGAATTCTGCTGGCGTAATCATCGTTGAGCCAGACGGACGTATATGGACGGTTCAGCCTACCAACCAGTTTGGTGGGTACAACATTACGTTCCCCAAGGGTGGCGTTGAAGGTGACACTACCAACATCGATATGCAGAAGGCCGCTGTACGCGAAGCGTACGAAGAGACCGGTTTGCTGGTGAAGATCACCGGCTTCCTTGGTGACTATGACCGCAGTACCAGTAGAACCCGCTACTACATTGCCGAACGTGTTGGGGGCAAGCCTTTCAATATGGGTTGGGAATCGCAAGCTGTCACGCTTGCTCCGCCTAGCAGTATGGGTTCAGTCCTCAACAATGAGGTCGATAAGACCATTCTCAGCAACTACATTGCGACCACGGTTAACTTTGGCCCATCCACTACCCCCGCTGCTCCTGCCTCCAGTGCAAGCAAGGGATTCAGCAAGGGGTTCTTAAAGCTTAACCTCCAAGAGAAGGCTGCGCTTAACAAGTGGAGCCTTACTAAAGAATATACCGATTATGAAAACCAATACATTACTGCCCACGGTTCGCTAGCGTGGAACGCATTCACTAGTAAGGTAGCTAAGGCATTTGCTATTGCAGGACTTGGCACGGAAAACAAGTTTGGAAAAAAAATTGGGGAGACCCCTTTTTCTATAGGGAATAAACGCCAGACAACTTACTATGTTGATAACCTAATAGACTACATAAACGTAGTTGAGCACGGTGATTCATCAAGCCCTGCTGCGTCGGCAGATATGCTAGATGGTTTTACCATGGACCAAAAATATAATATTGTTGACTGGGCAATCGCTAACCTTGCGGATATTCAGGTTGTCCCCGTTACCCCTTCTACTTCCCCTGCCCCCGCTGCCCCCGCTGCCCCCGCTGCCCCTGCCGCTCCTGCCGCTCCTGTGGTAGATCCCCTTGCGCTTGATGCTACGGAGCAGGACGTACTTGATAGGTGGAAGAAGACCAACGAATACAAAGACACTCGGACCGCTTATATTGCTAATAAGGGTACATCTGCATGGGAGGACTTTGAGCGCAAAGTAGCTAAAGTGCTGGCTGTGGTAAATAAGCCGATTGGCTACACTTCGGGTACTAACCGCTTTACTCATATTCTAACCGATGAAACAATAGATTTTGTTAAAGCCATTGATAATGGTACAGCGATAGACACAGCTGCTAATTATTTCTTTGGTGCTTCTCTTGGGCCGGGACAAAAACAAAAAGCAATTAAGGTCATGGAACGTCTTACTGCCGGTAAGACTACTACTCCCGCCCCTGCCGCCCCTGCCGCTCCTGCCGCTCCTGCGGTAGACCCGCTTGCGCTTGATGCCAAGGAACAGGGTTATCTTGACCGCTACAAGAAGGTCAAGGAGTACAACGACCATAAATCGTATTGGACGCCTAGCGCGTGGGCGGATATTGAACGCAAGATTGCCAAGGTTGCGGCGATAATTGAACTTAGAAAATTTGGGTTTACGTCGGGACCTAATCGTTTTAGTACCACTGATCTGGATCGCCTGTACACTTTTGTAGTAGCTGCGGAAACTGCCCCCGCTGATACTGCGTACATGCATGGTTACGGCTACTCCTTGTCCAAATTAGGTATAGCGGTTAACTTTTTGAATACGGTAAACGGGCATATTAAACCTTCGCCAAATGTTACTAACCGTAATACCCAAAGATACAATTCAGAGGGTGTACCGTTTGATAATACTGACGTATGGAGTGAGGGTAATACGGCTGTCGTCCTCAACCACCTTGGTGTAGATTGGCGGTATGGAAATGCTGGTTGGCAAAAGGCGGAACAGCTTATCCGCAATATGGTCGCGCAACGTAATGAAACCGGTACGGAGGCGTTCCAGACGTTTTATAGCGCTAGTAAAATACGACAGCCTAATAATCAACCGTTACTAGGGTTCCGCGCCACTGGGTATGAAATAACCTCATATGATGGGGCAACGGACCATACCCACATTCCTGTAATTTTTGCTTCCCCCTTTGCAAACGTAGCAGTAAGGTTTGGTGGTAACGGTCCTTACCCGCGTATGTACGGCATCTGGATTAATATGACGAACCCGTGGGATTACCGCGTCAAGCGACATGTAGAAGCTTTGATGAAGCATTTGAAGGACACGGACTATTTCAACACCCATAATAAAAATGAAACCAGCTTTAGAGCAGATATTGAAAGAGGTGATTGGACTTATTTGGAAAGCCAACCATTATTGTCATGGATTGCTGATCACCATGACGGCATGATTATGTCTGAAGACGGTACCCCCGATGGCGTTACGTACGGTATTTTTGGCGACCCCAAGCGCCGTAACGAGGAAGGTTTCCGTGCCCGTGACCAGATTAAATCTGCCACGGGTAACGATGGTAACTACGGTTTGTATACGGGGGACATCCGGTTCCAGCGTGTCAGGCAGAATGGTTCCGTCACGCAGATTGGCGCTAACTTTAACAGGCTACCGCTGGCGACCAACTCCTTGATGGAGAGCATCAGGAACGCCATCTCCAAGGTACCGGACGCACTACGTCAGGCGTATCTCGGCTTCCTGTCGTTGCCGCAGATTGCGGAACTGTACGGTAAGCGGGGCCAGATCCCCTCGTTGCACGACCTCGTCAAACTGTTGGAGGAGCGAGCTGCTACGCTGGCGGCGCGCACGACGCCCATCAATGCCAACATCCGCAAGTGGGCTGAGATTGCCAAGGCTCATGCGGAGGATCTGCCGCGCTTTTACGATATCGCTATGCGTACGACGATAAACCAGATCGACGTGCTGGACCGTGCGATGGCTAACGATCCGCTAACTCAGGAGTTCAACACCCTGCCCGCAGAACTGCGACAGGTGTACCGAGAGCTTCGTGAGTCCTACAAGCATCAGTCGGACGAGCTTATCGACCGCGTGTTGGATAACATTCCTGCTAGCGAAGCGGGCAGGGTGCGTGCCGAGTACGAAGCAAAACGTCTCAAGGTCTACCTGCCCCTGTTCCGTGAGGGCGACTACTGGCTCACCTACCAAGACGAGAACAACGAAACTGTTACTCGTGCGTTCGGTAGCCCGCGTGAGCGGCAGATGGCTGTTGATGCGCTTGCTGATACCGGTGCGCGTGAAATCGAAGTATACGGGCGTCTCACGCAGATTCCGTACAAGGAGCGTCCGCCTGAGGGTTTCGTTGGCGACATCATCAAGAAGGTGCGGGCCAACATGGAGGCGAACAACGCAGCGCCGGATGACATTGATGCGATGGTAGATACCATCTACGCGACGATGCTGGACTACATGCCCGCTGAGTCGCTGCGTCAAATGTTCCGCAACAATCCGGATCGTGGCGTGCTGGGCTTTGAGACTGACGTATTCCAAGTCTACGCGAACGTAGCCAAGCGCATGGCGAACCAGTTGAACACGCTACAGTACGCCAAGCCGATGGAAGAAATCATGTCGAACATCCGCGTTGAAGCGGGTGGGCAGCGCGCCCCTCAAGCGTTGCGCGATGTGGTGCAGAACATCACTGCACAGATGGACTTCCTGCGTAACCCCATCAACGGTCCTACAGTTAACAGGCTTAGCTACTTCAGCTACTTCTGGAATATCGCGGGTAACATCTCGTCGGCTATCGTCAACTTGTCGCAGGTCCCAACCGTAGTGCTGCCGCTGCTTGCTGGTAAGTACGATTTGGACAAGGCTGCTTCCGCTTTGAAGAAGGCGGGCGAGATGTACTTCCGTGGTGGACGCGATGACTCTACGGAGTTCATGCAGGACTTCACGTTCTACCGCGACGACCTCGATCAGGAGTACAAGGACCTTTTCAACTTTGCTGTCGGTCGCTCTGCCATCCGTCGCCCCACGGGCTATGAAGTAACGGAAGCACGGCAGAAGAAGGTTGAGGACTACACTGGTCTTCGTGCCAAGATTGAGCACGGGCTTGGGTTCATGTTCCAGAACACGGAACGGTTTAACCGCGAGATAACGCTGCTCGCTGCCTACGACCTAGCCAAGCAGAGTGGCATGAATGAAGAGCAAGCTCGCGAAGAGGCTCTGCGTCTTGTAACTGAAGCCCACGGCACGTCGCTTGTGGAGACCGGCCCGCGCTTCTTCCAGACCGGGATTGGCAAGGTGGCGTTCACCTTCAAGCGGTTCGCGCAGTCGCAGATTTATCTGCTCAGCAAACTGTTTGTCACCGCATTTAAGGGTGAAGACGAGCTTACTCGCAAGACCGCGATGAAGCAGATACTCGGTATCTACGGTTCTGCGTTTGCGTTTGCTGGTATGCAGGGTATGCCGCTTTACGGCGGCGCGTCGATGCTGGTCAACCTCATCATGGCATTCTTCGATGACGATGAGCCGTTCGATCCGGATGAGATGGTGCGTTCCGCTATTGGTGACCTTGGCTACAAGGGACCCATCAACCAGCTGCTCAACATCGACATCGCCTCGCGTACGGGTTTCAACAACCTGATTTGGCGAGATGACCCCCGTCGTTTGGCAGAGGTCGGCCCCGCCCTCTACGCGGTTGAAAGCTTCCTTGGCCCTGCCTACAGTACGGGTCGCGGGTTGGTTGAAGGTGGCATGTCAGTTGCGGAAGGAGATTACCAACGCGGGCTTGAGTCTATGGCTCCGTCGTTCATACGTAACACCATGAAGAGCTTCCGTTACGCTACGGAAGGCGCAACCAACCGCGACGGTATTGCAATCGTTGATGATGTAGATGCGCGGAACACGTTCTTGCAGATTCTTGGGTTCACCCCAGCAGACTTGGCAGAGGCAAGAGCGAGAGCCAACGCAATGAAGGCAGCTGAGCGCGCTATCATCGACCGTCGTACGGCCCTGCTTGATTTGGTTTACTCAGCGCGTAAGGAAGGGGACATCGATGGTCTCATCGATGCGATGGAGGAGGTTCGCAAGTTCTCCGTCCTGCATCCCCAGCGCGGCTACGCCATCACTCCTGATACGATTAACCGATCGTACAAGGCCAAGCAAGCCAAGGAGCGTGGTGCGGTGGACGGTGTGTATATCGACAAGAACCTCGCACCGTACCTGAAGGAGGAGTATGGCAGCTAAGTCAGTCGCCATACCCGAACGCCAAGATATCCGTCCTTCGTGGTGACGTAGGACTTCACCCGGATCTTGGCGTCCTTCGATCGCTTATCAATAACGTATACCAAGTGTGCGGGTTTGAGCGTAGGAACAAAGAAGGACTCCCCTACGTTCAGGAACTCAAAGGGGAGCCCCCATACGGGCTCCCCAGTAGTCGGGTCAATCTCCATCAAACAGCTCTGGTGGAGCGTCGTACTTGAATCCATAAACATGTACAGGAGCGATGCTGCTCATACCCGGCTGGCCCTTCGCTAGGCGTTGTTTGCCCTTGAAGGTCAGAATACCTTTGCCCTCCATGTTCTTGATGAAGTCTTGTTCGCTGACTTGCAACTTGGCAAGGAACGACTTGAACTCCCGCTTGGACACGTAGTACATCTGGTTGTCCACCTCCATCCGAGCGACCAAGCCAAGACGCGGTTCGCGGGTCATGCGGTCGCCGTTCAGCACCAACGTGCCACCTTGGTTCTGCATCTGGAATTCACCAAGCAGCCCCTCGTAGTCGGAGCTGTTCAGCTTGACCGAACCCTCCCGGTTGGCGATGAGGTGCGAGAGGACCGCAGTGTAGACAGCGTCAAGGTTGATGTTGACGATACCCGCCTGATTGGCAAGCTCTCCACCCGCGAAAGTTACAGCTACCAAGTTGAGGTGGAACCGGTAAGCAGTATCGTTACCGAAGCTTTCAACAAACCGCTCGCTCCACTTCTTGATGGTCTCGATGATGTACTCCTCTCCAACCCGCATAAGGTGCTGGATGTACATCGGCCCTGCATGCCCGTAGTGATGCCGGAAGGTATCAAAAATCTCAAGGCCAAGATGCGGCGAATGGATCAAAGGCTTCGGCTTCTGTATATGAAACTCTGTCAGACGGGCAAGCTCACCGTCCGGCGCTGCCTTAAGGGTTTCCAACTTACCGCTCAAGGATTGGTTAGAGGTCATGAAGTTAATGCCAGCGGCGGTCTGTTCAATCTCGCGCACTGCGTTGACCGACGCCTGAAGACGCATCTTGTTCTTGCCCGACGACACCTTGTGGATGAGCTTCGACACTTCCAACGGCTCACGGTTGGACGCCTCGTCAAGGCACATCATGATGTTCTTCAAGCTCATGTACCACTGCGTCAGGGCGTTCTCGGTAGCTGACTCATCCTTGGAACCGACAAGACTCTGCTCTACCGGGTCGCCAAAGATGCTAGCCCCGACGTACATAGCACCCGTCTTGGCAGCACCGGACTCACCTGTGTAGCAGACTGTTACGCCACGGGTAGACGTGAAGCGCATGAGCGGAGAACCGAACCCGCACAGCAGTGGGAAAACATGCATCTCCATGTCAGGGATATTCAACTTATCCACAGCTTCACGCCACTTCTCATAGGTTCCTTTGGTGACGAGTACCTTAGCAACACTCTGCACCAACGGCGAGGCAGCGGTACGTACCGTCTTGCCTGAACGCTGTATCTCCATGTTGCCAATGACGAAGCCGTTGTTGTCGCTGGTCCACCCCATCTGTGAGCGCGTCTGCTCAGCACTCTGCTTGTTAATCATGTACCTGCCCCATTGTATTATGTAGTCCATGAGTCGTGGCATATGAAGACTTTTAGGCATGACGCCGTAGTCAGACATCAGCTCTTGGAACTTGTCCTTGGAGTACGCCAGCTTCATCGGCATCAGGAAGTCACGCACATCGTCGTGCGGCATCTTGTGACGCATCATCAGACACTCACCGCCTGACACACTGTACATACGCTTGATGGGCCACAGGTCGTGTTCCCATAACAGTACAGGGTCATCCTGATGCCACTTGCCATCCTTGTCCTGCTCAGCAGGAGCGACGTAGTAGATGCCACCGTTAACCCCACGTTGGTAGGGCTTCAGGTATTCGGGGAGGGAGGTAAGCGCGTGAACCTCTTCGGAATCCTGCTCCTGCCGACCTGCGTCCTCTTTGGGAGGCGGCGGGGCTTCTCGGAGTTGCCGTCCAAGGGCAAGGGGGTTGGTGATTTTTCCCCTGAACTTGCAGCCATCACACACTCCCGGATTTCTTGATCCAATCGTCGCACAACTATGTGGTTTGCCAAAGGTCTCGTTAGCCTTCTTGATAGTGTATTCACGGTTGTACTTGGGGTACTCCATCGACATCAGATGGATGGCTTCTTCCCAGTCTGAGCAGTGACGGGCGATGGACAGCCCCGAATGCCATATGGGTTCAGGCAGCGTACGCTCATTCTCAAGCATGTACTTGATTTGCGCGCAGCCGCTATCGTCGAGGCTCTTCTCAGCGATGACCTGAAAGACAGACTCGATGTTGTCCGTCTTGAGCATCTTGAGTGTGTCTTCGTCGAGCCCCTTAGGTACGGCGGCAAGGATAGCCTTAGGGTCTGTTACCAGCCCCAAGTAATCTTTCATTTCATCAAAGTCATAAACCGACACGTTATCCGAGATAACAACGGTGGCTACTGGCGTACCGTACTTGTAGTTCAAAGTGTCAGGGCAGCGCATGATCCGCGCTACGTCAGCTGTCACCACTGGGTCAATAGGAATGTGCTCCATGACCTTAAGCTTGAACTTCTCAGCGTACGGCTTCCATTCCGCTGACGGGACGTCGCGGTCGAATATCCAGTACGCATGGATGCCACCACCGGAGTCCACACGAACGGGCTCAGGCAGGTCAGCCTGTTCCAGCAGGTAGTCCAACGCATCAAGCGCGTCCTGCTTGTCCGTGTATTCCTTCCCCGGCCCGACATCCAAGTCGATGAAAAAAGAACGCAGGAAGGCGGAGCCTTCGGCCCTCCTGCTGTGCCCCACGAAACTGCCGGGGGCAACAAAGATATTCTGTTCTCGGGTCTTCAACTCCTCAATGACGTTGATAACTTCGTCTAGGCTCTCTGCAAAACGGTTTGTTATTTTCTTATTCTTGTCTATGCCGCTTATGCAATAGACGCCCTGCGATGGCAATACTCTTTCGTAAAATGTTTTCATGACTCGCAGAGATAAAAAAAGCGGGGGAGTTGCCTACCCCGCTCAGGTTTATAGGATCAGCAGTGATTTAGGGTGAGACCCCAATCATGCTAGCGATGTACGCCTTGGCCTCCTTCACATCTTTGGCGGGCAAGACACCTGTCGCTAGGTCTTGCTGGACCATGTCAATGAAGACCTCAATCACCTTGCGCTTCTTCGCACGAATGTCCCGCCCTCGGAACCATCCGTACACCGTCATGCGTGAAGCTTCCAAAGCCGTTGCCACATGACTGGCAGGGATGTTAGCTGCAATACACAACTTCGCTAGCTCAACACCGACGCTCTTACTGTCGGTGTCCGCAATAAAGCGCAAGAACTTCTCGCTGTAAGGCCGCGCCACGTTTGTCTCCTTACTTCTTCTTGGACCACTTACGGATGACGTCGGGGACATCACTCGGTGCTTCGACTGGCGCGCTCTTAGTGGACTCGCGCAGCTTCGGCTCTTCGACCTCTGCCTCTTCGGACGACACGCTGTACGCGGTCGGCTCGGTCGGGGCTTCTTCGCTACCGCTATCCGACTGGAACACAGTCAGCTTGATGGCGCGTTCAGCGGCGTCGGTCTTGCCCTGCTGAGCAAGAATCTCAACCTCATCGGCGTTGACCGGAGCAACGGGCGAGAACCACAGGCGCGGCGAGGACGAGTTCATATCGAACTGCATCTTCGTGATGACGCGACCGGCAGACACATTGTTCGCCGCCAGCATCTGAATGTACGGACGGAAGCGCCACTTGCCCGCCTCTTCCGGACCCCACACGGATGCACCGGGGATGACCAACTGCATGACATCGCCATCAGGCATCTGCGGCAGCACGACAGCCGTACGCCACGAGATACGGCAAGCCGAACCGATACCGCCCTGACCCGTACCCTTAATGCTGTGAGGGCACTTGTCGCAAGCAGAAGCTTGCGGCGTCTTAACAGCCGGGTCAGGAGTCTTGGCATCCTGCGACCAGCACACCGGGCTGACCTTGACGCCCTTCTGATACGACCCGGTATAGAACGTGCGGCTCGGGTTGTGGGCCATCTTCACAAGGATGATATCCATGTGGCGGTCCTGCACAGCGGCGACCTGCTTACCGTTGACGTACTTGCGGAACACACCGCCCTCAAGGCTGATGCGCTTGTTACCGGACGAGCCAGCAACCGCACGAGTATCGTCATCGACGCCCGTAGCAACGGCGGCGACACTGTTCTTCAACAAAGCAATGATTTCGTTTGACATGATAACTCCTAATTACTTGGATGCTTTACGAACACTTACTGCGAACTCGCGCATCAAGTTCACACCGGGAGGCAGACCGGCATCGACGTGCTGCTCCATGAATTCCTTGAAGTTGCCCTGATGAATCCGCTTCTCCAGCAGATCTACAAGACCCCTCTCCTGAATGAAACCCTTGAACGAATCCCAGTCGCCACACACGGCGCGTTCCTTGACGGAACGCATCACGGTTCCAAGGCTGGTCTTGATGCTATCAGCACCAACTTCATTGCAGATGCCAAGCATCAGCTGTTCAAGGTCGGACAAGTCAGCCTTAAGCGACTTGTCGATGTCTTCGTACTCCCGCTGGATACGCTCACGCTCACCACGGATGGTCAGATAGACTTCAACCAACTCTTCGACGTTTACGTTGTTCATACTGCTTCTAACTCCTGTTTGTATAGATCAACTAGTTGCATGTGGCTATCAACCTTCCCACGCAATGCACTGTAAACACGTTTCTCAACTTCACTTCCTTGCAGATGCACGACGGTCATCTTGTTGACCTGACCGACACGATCGATACGTGCGATGCACTGCAAGTAAGTCTCGACTGACAACACTGGACTCCAAAAAACTACCGTATCCGCTGCCGTCAGCGTCACACCATGCGATGCGGACTGCGGCTGAATCACAAGGACTCTCGGATGCGTATCACGTTGAAACTTGCTGATGATGTTGGCGCGGTCCTTTGCAGATACCGAACCCATGATAACTTCGCTTGTGTACTTCTCTTCACTGAGGAACTTGGTGATGACTCCAATAGTATGGAGGAACGGTACGAATACTATGACCTTTTGTAAGGTCTCGTCAAGCACTTCTTTCAAAGCATTTAAGCGCGGCGAGATATCGAACTCGACTACTTCGCTGTTATCGGTGTAGACAGCACCGCTTGATATCTGCAACAGTTTGCTCATGGCAGTTGCTGCGTTGACCGCGCTTATCTGTTCACCCGCTGCTTCAATGAGCAGCTGTGACTTCAGTCTCTTGTAATACTTGAGTGCCTGTGGGGACAACTCAACTTCGCGTGTCTGGTACATCACTTCGGGTAGGTCAAGGCAATCCTTCTTCGTATAACGAATGGCTGGCTGCAATGCATAGAACACGTTGGTCTGTGCTTGCGGACGCGGAACCCACCTGAAGCGGGACATCTGCGTCATCACCTTGTCGCGCCATGCGGTCACGAACTTCGGTACACGGTCGGGAGATACAAGCCTAGCAAGCCCGAACGCATCAATCGGTGACTGCGCTGCTGGCGTACCCGTCATCATCCACAGCCATGTATCTGACTTGATCAGCTTAGCCAGCGTCTTCCACCGCTTTGTCGTAGCAGTCTTATAGGCGTTGGCTTCATCAACGATGATCAGATCGAACTTCCCTTTTGCGATGTCGTCTGCCACAACGTTCACACCATCAAAGTTGATGATGACAAAGTCGTAGTCGCTGTTAATGATTTTCCTTCGCTTGTCGGCATCTCCGTGCGCCACCGCAGCCTTGCGATGCATGGCGGTCTTGAAGATGTCGTTCTGCCACGCAGACCACATGATGCTGAGCGGGCAGATGACCAGTACACGTTTGATTGCACCGATAGACATCAGATAGTCCGCAGCCCATATCGCCGCGCTAGTCTTGCCTGTCCCTGCTTCGTTAAAGCAGAAGGCGCGAGGCCGGATACTCAGATACGCTGCCGTATCCATTTGGTGACGGAAGGGCTTAAAGATACCGGGCCACTTGTAGTCACGCAGCATCGGTGCAGGGAAGGATGGTACGTCGGGGTGCGGCTGAACTTCATCCATGTGAGCAGCCAAGGCCACAGCCTCATCCTGCTCCCAGTAAATGAGAATCTCTTTGTGCGCTCCCCTGTCTTTGACTAGCTCACACTTTTCAATACTTGCTAAGGCTTTGTCTGCAACTTGAGGAGGTAACGTGAGTTGAACTGCGGTGTCGTCAATAACTTTCATAACTACCTTTTACTTCATTGAACCATCGGGGTTACGTTTGAAACTACGATTCTTGCTAGGCGACTCAAGACGTACGCCGTTCTTGTTGCTGCCACCCTTGCTCAGCGCCTTGACGTGAGCAACGTCCTTACCCTTGCGGTTGACGCCTTCGGCATCCAGCTTGCGCCGTGCGCGCTGCCGCTCCATGCGGTCGGGTAACTCGCCGCGCTTCTTCTGCATCTCGTACTCGTGCTTATACGGTCGAGGAGATTTCGTGTAGGGCATGCTATCGCTCCTTATAAAATTCGCATGTCTTAACAGGACACCAACCGCACAACGGTGTCGGGTTGGGTGTCCACACATCTCGTTCCAGCGCCATCTTCAGTCGCGTAACGTCAGGGGCAAACCTAGCCCAATAGTTAGCTACGTTATGGCGTGTGTAGTCTTCAGTTATAAAAACGTTATGCATCAAGAAGATTAACCCGCCTCTTACGTTGTTCACTTCAGGTAGGTGGGCAAACGTCATGAGAGCCATCAACATCAACTGTTTCGTATCGGGGTACTTCGCACTGCCAGTCTTGTAGTCAGTGACGAACGCTGTATCCCCATCAACAATCATCAGGTCAACAATGCCGCGAACCCAGTAGTCGGGGGCGTTGAAGTCACACGGCGTACGGTCCTCCCGTAGCGCCATCTTGTATTCAATGAATTGCTCACCGGGTATCTCCTTCAGGGCATCCACGGTCTTGGCAAAGCGGGTGTAGAACTCGGGCAGGGGAGTACCGTCCCGCACGTATTCCTCAAGCGCCTTGTGTACGTCGGTTCCGTACTGCATCTGTTGCGTGACGGACTTCGTATAGTTCTGCTTTATCTTGACCTCGTTGTACTGCCGTGGGCAGTTGACGAAATCCTTCAAGCCAGAGAAAGACCACTTGACCATACGTACCTCAGTTAAAAGACCCGTGACGGGGGTCAGGCGGTTGGATCACGGAGGGAGGTGTAGGATACCCTGACAGGAAACCCCGCTCCAACAGATGTAGTTCACTGGATGAACCCCAGCGAATTACGCGCCCACTTACACCTAACAGCGCGGTCGAGGGTTGGGGGCTCGACTAACACTCCCCGTACGTGGAGCCGTACTTTGCTTCACAGGCTACGGGTAAATCCTCTGCCCATCTAGGGGGAGTAGACATGATATTAGTAATGTACGCAAGCCCATCTTCAATCTCATCTTTGGGGACAAGACAGACGGCTGCGTCATGCACGGTCAGGACGGGTGGGTAGCGTTCACAGATGCTCAGCATCTGCTCCCCCACGATGATACGGGCGAGGGCTTGAACGATGTTCTCAACCATAGCCCCACCCCAAATGCTAGTGACCCCACGCCGGGAGCTGTAAACCTTACGCCCCTCACCGTTCAGGCGCAGGTTCGGGTATCGGATATACAAACCATTGGGGAGACGGATGCCCGTCTTATCCACCTCGAAACAGGCGGTCATGGCGGGGTTGATACTCCCGGCGAACCCCGACATCAAGGCGTCGAGAGCATGGTCGCACTCGTGCCACAAGTTTACAATGTTGTAGTTGACGTCCCGATACAGGTCCACGTAACCCTTGCATACATCAAGTGGTAAATCAGCGCCGGGCGGAGACGTTTTCAGCGTGTGCCGTAGTTTCTCTGCGCCAGTCCCGTAGCCAAGGCCAAGGACGCAAGTCTTACCAACGAACCGTTCCACAGGATTCGCTTTGGTGATGGGCTTCCGGTAGATCTTGGATGCGAACGTAGAGTACACATCCTCACCGCTACGGAACTGTTCCACCACGTCGTCCTGCCCTGCTATCCACGCCAAGACTCTCGCTTCAATCTGCGAGGAGTCACAGTTGACGATGTAGTACCCATCCGGAGCGACAAGGGCGTTCTTGAGGGCCTTCTTTTTCTTGTCTCGGCTAGGCAAATTCTGCAAGTTGATGCCATCCTGCCCGGACCAGCGACCAGTGTGTGCGCCGTAATACTTCAGGGGGATGGGCAGCAAGCCCTTGTTACGCTCACCAACACCAATGAACCGCTCAATGCGCGACTCCTCAATGGTGGACTTAGTACCCAGACGGACAGCGCACAGCTGCTGTATGACAGGGTTTTCGTGTTCGGTGAGGGCGATGAACCCCTCGTCGTTCTTCGCTAGGGCGAACGTCTCCTTGCCTGTGGCGGGGCTAATCTTCATAGGTACTATCACACCCTGCTTTTTCAATTCAGCGGCAAATTTGACGTTACTAGCGAGGACGGAACGAACGTCTTCCTCGTTCTCACAGCCCAATTCTTCCAAGAGGCTATGTAGCAGGACATGCTTCTCGTGCTTGACCTCTTCCAGTCGCTCAACAAGCAGCGCATCATTCAGGCGCAGCGTAGGCTCCGTGTACATGCGGATGGTCATGTCGATGAGGTCGCACTCGGACTCGGGAAAGTTCTGATACAGCTTTTGGAATAACGCATAGGACAGCTCCACATCGTTGATGCAGTACTTGCCGTAACGCGCCAGCTCATCGGGACTGAAGTCCTGTAGCCGCTTGCCTAACGCATTGACTACTTCAGTCCCTTTCTCACCCAAGCCGTACCGTTCTGCCAATGCCTTGAGTGAACCTCCCGCATCCACTCCATTGACAGCCCTCGCCATGCAGAGCGTATCAAAGATATAGGCTGGACTGATTCCGTAGTGCCATGCCAGTATGGAGCAGTCGAACATCGCGTTGTGGCAGAGGACCGCGCTGTCGTCCCAGTCAATGCTGCGGAGACGGACGCCAACGTCTTCGCCAGTGAACCATTCTGTTTCACCGTCGTCCTCCTTGATGCCCACGCCAATGACGTGGAACTGTGGGTCGTGAAGATACTCTTCATTGGTTTGTTTGCTGAAGCCTACATCCTTAGAGTAGTAGGTCTCAAAGTCCAGTGTCACGAAACTCATTCTTCCCCCTCGTTGTGCAGCACAATGCCCGTGATCTCGCGCTCAGCCGCTTCTTCTGCCTCGTCCTCACTGAACTCGTAGTTCTCAATGAACTCATTTACAAGACGGATTTTCAACTCGTGTCGCAGGATGGAGTTCTCACGCTTCAGTCGAGCAACCTCGTCACGCATATCGGTCTTGTCGTCGTTCTGCGGGAATATCATTCGCTTCTTCATGGCAATCTCTGCAATTCGTAAAGGTTAGCCCACACGTTACTGTATACGTCCGCCCGTCCGTGACCCTGTTTGTCAGCGACCTCGTCTTTGAAGTTGCTGTAGTCGATGTCCTTAACCATCTGCCCAATGGCATTGGCAAGTTGTTCTCGTGGAACCTTCGCACGGTAACGGTAGTCGGTATTCTTGGACACGGTAATTTCCCCCATGTCCGGTAAGCGTTGCTTCAAGTTCCTCAAGTCGCTAGCAAGTCGTGCACGGACGGTCAGCGTACCTCTGACGGCATCGTCAAGCTTCTGCACTACGCTGAAGAACCCTTCGTTCGTAATAAGCCACATGTTCATTCTTCCTGTTTGTTGTTTGTCATATGTTCTACAGCAGATAGCCGCGCACGGGCGGCTATCTTGTATCCACGCTCAAAGCCAAGCATGTACGCTGTACGGATTTTTTCACGTTGAAGCGAGTGTGGACCACTGGGTATCTCGGGATACATCATGTCTGCCCAGTACTCAGCGATGTCCATTACTTTGCTCATCACCGCTCATCCCTTTTCGGTCGGCGTTCAAACTCCAGCTCTTCGCTAAGAAGTTTAACGTCGAGCGAAAGCCGTTCGATCTCGGCGTGGGCCTCCTTTAACTTCTTCGCGTACTCTGCAATTACTTCGATTGCGGTTGGAGTAAGGTCGCTCATGCCCCTGCCTCCATTTTGATAGCCGCGTCCAAGTACCAACGTGCCTTCTTCAGGTCTTCCAACTTGTTAGCCTTGTACTCGGCACGGGACACGTACTTCACTACATTACCCAGCTCATAGCTGAGACCCTTCGCCTTAATGAAGTCGTAGGTCTCGATGCCGCCCTTGGTGTAATGAGCGGGATGGTTGACTGCCTCCAACTCAGCAAGCTTCTTCCTCGCGATTTCCGCAACTGCCTTACGCATTTTGACCGGAAGCGTGTCGCGGATTTCATCGAGCGTAACTTTCTTTGAGGACCAC